ATAAAGGATGCTGCTGCCGGATCGACAATGATCGATTCAACATTGATTCCTTCCAGGAACTCTTCCATGTCATCCGCGTACTCTCCATCTGTCTTCTGTGTAGTCTCATCTCGGCCAGAATAGTAATATTCTTTCGTAGCAACCCACTGACCTTTCTGGTTCTTCTCCCATAAAAGATATACTGTAGCATTCTGTGTACCATAATCGACACTGACGTATTTACTGCCGATTGTTGATTGTTTTTCTGATGTGACATGCTTTTCTACATCAAACATGTCATAGATGATTCCCTCAGCTACGGCCCACAGACCTAAGATATATCGTTTGTAAAACACCCCGGTATACATTGCCCGGTATCGTGCTTTAATTCGCTCAGATAGGCTCAGATTGTCATCCATCGTGAAATGCAGATAAACAAGTTTCTTTTCATCTGCACGATCGATCCAATTGGTTTTAAACCAGTGGTACGGCCCATCTGGGTTACAGTTAAACCAATACTTAGATCCATCCACAGAACAACGTCCTGTTGCCTGGTTAACAAAAGATTCAGGCATCAATGCCACTTCATCGAAAAAGACTCCTGCAAGTGTGATACCCTGTATCAAGTCCTGTGATCGCTCATCCTTGCCGCCAAAGATATAGAAGTAGTTCTCTTTGCCACCTCTCCGAATAACAACTAAGTTATCAGCTCTGTGATCTTCGACATGATACCCTCGACTCTTAAGCATGAGCTTTAACCAGAAAAGTACGTTTCTCCGGAAAGAACCAATTGTCTTACCGCACATACCGAAATTCTGGCCGTTGAATGTTTCCATTGCCCACATTGCAAAGGATAAACACATAGAAACAGTTTTTCCCGATCGGATAGCTCCATCTGCTATGATTCCATCCTGATCATGTACGGGTGAATTTGGTAGCCACCATGTAAGTATCTTCTTCTGCTTCCTACTAAACGGACGAAACTTAAAGACAGCTTTCTTTATTCTTCTTCCCATACATCCGCCACCTCACCTTTTAAGGCTTCGATGAATCCATCGTCTTCTGTCTCTTCTTCAGATGTTCCGGACATGATCGCTGTCTTAGCTCTAATCTGCTCAATCTTAGCTTTCTGTTCAGCTGTAGCAATATCCATATGATCTGCAAGCCAGTCGATTGCCTTCATACGATCTGCAAGCTTTACACTCACACCATCACGACCCTGCTTCACTTCTGTGATCAGAGTCCCGTCAACTTGATCTGACTCTTTTAGCCGGACACTGTTGACCATCCTCGGACCATAATCAGTTTCAATTTCTTCCTGGCCAAATGACATAAAATCATTCATATCTGCAAATGCAATGTCCATGTACTTCTGAAAGATATCTTCCTGCTTAAGCATCTCTCTGTTCATATGATTCTGCTTTAACTGCTCAATAGTTTTTCTGATCAACTGATTCTTCATAAGCCTGCTTCCTAATACGGCAGCAGATGCATAAGTACATCCTGGATAAGCTTTCATGTAAGCTTTCGTGTAATTAAACATCCTGGATTGATACAAACAAAAAAGCTGCTGCTGATCGGTAAGTTCATCGTTGATCACGACCTGACTTACATCCTCTGCAACAGCTTCTTTTTTGTGTGCACCCTTTTTATTTTGTGTGCACCCCTTTTGGATGCATCCTGTCTTTTTGTTCCTCGACCATGCGTATCGTTTCTTCCACGATTTCACAGTGTTCATCGAGACTCCATACTTGGCAGCAATGTCTTTATACTTCATTCCGGCTACATAATCGGATTCTGCAAGTATGTAGTTTTTTTCTTCATTCACACATTACCGCCCTCCTTCTTCAGGTACTCGCATAGTCTTTCACATCTCTGAGCATTACTACATTGAATTGTTGTATCCACTTTACAACCACACCCTACATATCCTCTACTCATGACTTGTGTTTCTGGTTCGAACTCTTCACAGTTCTGACAATAATCTTCTACTTGTAATCTGATCATATGTTTTCCCTCCTATATTTCAAATGGACCTCCAGGGACTCGAACCCTGGACCGATCGGTTATGAGCCGACTGCTCTGACCTGCTGAGCTAGAGGTCCTTATGCCGGATTGCTCCGGCTTTTATTCAGACATCAAATCTACATTTTCAATCGCTGCCCTTGCTTCAAGCACTGCAATATACTCAGACATTGCTCTGATCTGCATATTGTAAATGCTACGTGGACAAGTTGGTTCAAATTCAAGTGTTCCATCATCCCACTTCTTAAGCATTCCATGTAATCCTTCATAACGAATTACTAACTGAGCATATTCTGCCTTGAAACGTTCTTTATAATCTGTACTTATCATGCCAACAGCTGTTGCCGGTAATTTGTTTTTGTCATATTCGATATAATCAGTTTCGAACATTTCTTTTGGCAACCACTGCTCATGTCCATTCTCATATTCCATCAAGTATCCTTCATCCGTCGGATCTTCATCTGCAGGAATCTGCCATCCTCGATAATTGTTATAATCACCTCTTGTCATCGGTTCTGCTTTAACGATTTTTGTTCCAATATACTGTTTCATTCGTTACCATCCTTTCTAAATTTAGGCATAAAAAGACTCGGGGTCCGAAGATCACCCGAGTTCTAATCATTTACGCCATTTATAAAATAAATCATATTTTATTCTAAACATGTCAAATCTAATACGTTGAATTTTTCTACAATGCTCTAAAACTTTTTTTGCATTAAGTTGTTCAGAAATAATATCATACTCTATATCATTTATGACATCTAGAAATTCTTTCAAGCTATTAGAGTTTGTATAATAAAATCCTGTATGTTGAGGATAATTATCAATAATATCTTCTAGTTTTCTTCTTGCTTCTTTATCGTTATTATCCTTCTCATATCTTCTTAAACACTTTATTACCTCAAATCCATATTGTGTATAAGCTTGAACTGCATCATATAATAAGTTTTTTTCATTTCTTTTCTTTGTTATAAAGTTGGTAATTAGTGTTACACATATACCTGATACTGTTCCTGTAACTAATCCGATTATAATCTCCTGTTCCATCATATTAATACCTCTCTATTTGTTTGATTTTGTATCAGTATATCATAGTTTTTTATATTAATAAATAATGGAGATATTAACCCAACTGGGCACTTCTAAGTTATCTTTCAAACGTTCCAGGGTATATATTATCATTTATGAATGTGCATTACTATGCATTTTAGTGCATTTTAGTGCACTCTTTAAGAAATCTTCAAATCATTTAATGCCTTGGAATGAATATTATGTATCTGTCTCCAACTGTATCCCATTTCAACACAGATGTCTTCCCATTTCATAAACTGGATGTATCTTAGATATAATATCCTGCTCTGCTCTCCGTCCATCACATCTATGATCTTCTCTTCGATTTCTAACTGTATCTTTTGCATTTCATTCTTTTCATTTGCGATTCTATCCAGTATTCTTTCCAATCGGACCATGTAGTCAGACAAATCAGTTTGTTTATGTGCCTTGGGCATGTCTGAGTATTCAATTGCTTTCGGTCCATCCATCTGTGATCTTAACTGCTTCTCCTGCTCCTGGAGAGAATTATATTTACGCACAGCTTGTCTGTATCTATTCAGATATTCCTTTTTCTTCTCGTTCTGTTCTCTCTTTGTCATTTCTTACCCTCTCACATAAATCAATTATCTGCTGCCTTATCCGGTCTGTCATTTCCTGGTACTCTTGTTTGTAATGCGCCCGATCGGCACAAATGCCCATGCAGATTATCTCTGCACAGGCTTTGCATGGATCAATCATATCTGCCTACCACTCTTTCTTTTCATCTGGCGGTTTCTTATGATCGCTTTTCTTGCATTTGAGTAATAAGGCCATGATTCTTTCTCTCTTCTTCTTAATTCCTGTTCCTTTGCCTTCCAGGACAGATACTTCTCACATCCTGTCTGACAAGCAACTCTCTTTGATCCGTGTGATCTATCTTTACAATTTAGGCACGGACAATCTCTATATGCCATTATGTATCACTCCTTATAATTTG